AGCGCCGCAGATAATCGGTGACCGCTTGCCCGGCACGCTGCATCACAGCGTAGCCCGAGACCATCTGCGACCCGCGCAAGAGGTTCTGGAGACTCGGGCTGACATGGATCGTGATGTTCATTTGCTAGTGCCAGAACCCGAAATCGATGTCGTTGCGGTTGCACCAGTTCAACGGGTTGGCGATATCGTCGTCCCGCGAACCGAACCCAACCGCATCAGGCGCGAACTGATCGGGCGTGGCCACAGGTTCAATCGCCAGCTTGCCGGCGGCCGCATCGTCCAGATGCTTTAACGCGTCGGAGTAGGCGCGCATCCGGCCCTCGTCCAGAAACGCTTTTCCGGCCGGAAAACTGGTCAGTAACTGGAACCGGGCAATAACAATCGCGTCACCGTAGAGCTCGGCCGGGATAGTGCCGGATGGCCCCATGACATCGCGATTCTCAGCGCACGCGGCCACTTTGCCGCGCACCTGATCAATCACCCAGCCAACGATAGCGACGAGCCGGTCGGGCGACGTCGACGCGCTATCGCCTTGCCCGAACAGATCGCGCTCAGGTTGCGTGAGCACACTGAGCAGATCGTCCGGATCCAGAACTTGCCAGGCCATAATGCTTCTTACGTCGCCTGAATCCGCGAAACGATTCCTGCGCCGGTCAGGATCCGTTCTTGCTGCCAATCGAGGTAGTAAACGTCACTCCTGATCTTATCCTCGCGGTATTGCCGCATCGCGGTGAACCGGTTCGGGTTCTTGACAAACGTCTTGATGAAACTCGGATCCTGTTGCCCCGGTGAATCCTGACCGTAAAACAGGAACACGTTATTAGTGCTCCCGCCGACGTCGGTATAAAGAGCGCCGCCGCCGATCCGGATTTCGCACGGAGTCGATAACAACATTGAAACGGTTTCCGTGGTCGCGTTCCCGAGTTGCACGTACCGGATGCGGTTGAGCACTTGCGCATTGTTTTTGCACAGGAGCCATGCCGAATAATCCATGAAAATCCGGTTCACCAGCACACCGGTCGTATTGAAGATCGCTTCAATCTGGCCGTCGATATCGGCAATCGGATCGTTGGTCGCGGTGTTGTTCCAGACGCCGATTGTTGGCGTCACTGCCACACTGGATTTCATGAATGCAAACAACGATTTCAAATCGTTGTTCAGGATGGTCAATGTCAGGTCCCGAACCTTGATCATTTCCAGCTGCGACTCGCTCTCGGTATTCTGGCGACGTTCAATGTCGTCGATACTGGTCTCCAGCGAATTCTCGGTTAACGTGCCCCAGCTGTCTGAGACTGTGTAGGCGAGCCGCGCGGCACTGCCGCCCATCGAGCGCCGGGTATCGATCTGGCTAAACGCGTTGCCGCTCCCGTAGTTTTTATAGTTAAATTTTTCTGTGACCACCGGCACCGTCGGCGCCAGCCAGTCCGTGATTTTGTTCTGTGCCACCCAGTCCGGGACAATTCCCTGACTGTAAGTGAGCAATTGCGAAACATCGTAAGGCATAAAATTAAAGTTTCCCTTTTGTTAAATAGAAAGAGCCAACGGCTCTTAGATAAGGACCGCCTCGACGTAGCCGTTGAGCCCGGTTCCGATCGCTTTGGCAATCGCTGCGCCGGCCCCGGTTCCGACGTTGGTCACGCTCCCGAGTGTTGCACTGAAATAGAGCAAATCCCCCGGGTTGGGGATAATGCCCGCAGCGCACAGGATGCGCACACTGGCCCCTTTGGCTGTGTAGACAGCCACAGTGAAAACGTCCAGGTCCGCGTTACCGGTGCAAACGCCCAGAATCGCGTCGGTATCAGCGGCCCACGGTTGCGCAACTTTTGTCGCTGCATTCCATTCAGCCACCATCCCGGCCACCAGCGGACTGGCCGCCGGAACCGGGAAGGGCACAATCGGAATCTCGCGAACGATTCCGCCATAGGTTGAAGTACTCATAAAGTTTGTCTGTTTTTCCTTTTGTTAGATTTTAGAGAGGCACTTCTTATGCGCGGACGCCTTCGAATATTTCCGGGTACTCCGCTTCAGCTTTGCGCCACGCCTGGTCCCAGGTCATGTTCGGGAACTGGGAACGGATCGCTTCCACTTTTGCCCGGCACTGTTTGCCGCTATCGCCGTTCATTGTTTTTGTGTCCTGACCACCCGTTGCCGGCGCTTTGCCCGCATCCCGGTGTGCGCCCGTGACCTGCACGACAGTTTTAAAAGCCGGGTTCGTCGGTAATGAGTCGATGTGCGCTTTTGCGCCGGCCATGTCGGTGACCGCCCATTTTTTGAGGCTCGCTTTTACGGTTTCGTTTTTTGGCGCGATCTTGCCGTCCTTGACAGCGGCCTCGATCAACAAATCGGCTTCGCGATTGATTGCCTCGACGCGGCTGGTTTCAGCGGTTTCGCGCAGCGCTTTATTTTCGGCGCGCAATGTTTCAAGTTCAGCGTTCTCGGTGCGCTTCTTCGAATACGCGTCAAGAGCTGCGCTAACCTTTATTTCATCGCTGGCATCGGCTTCGGTGATGAACCCGAGGGAAACCAGCTTCGATGTGATTTTATCCATCTTGTCTTTCTTGGTTTGGTTGTCGGTGTCACCACCGTTTAGTGCGGCTTCCGCCGCTGAAATCTTACGCATCCGCCGAAAGGCGGGATTATTGGTCAAGGCTCCGACTGGCCCTGTCTCAGGGAGCGACGATGGTTCGCCGGTCTCCGAGAGCAGGAACGTGGGGCTAAAATATCGGTAGGTCTTGCCCTCGACTGCGGCCTTGCCCGCGCTGGTCCAATCGATAGCCAGCATCACGCCGTCATCACTCCATTTGAATCCGGTCGGGATTGCGGCCGACTCGTCCTCTTTATGATTGAAATCGATAAAGGGTTGCACGGGTTCAGCGAACAATTTCGTCAGGCTCGCTTGCAGAACGGTTGCCGTGGCCGGCGTGACATTGACGCTGATCTCTTTTGGCTTGCCGTTCACGTTGGCGCGGATGGTCGATTTACCAGCCGGCATATACATGATCTCGGCGGGCGTTTCGCCGTTTAGCGGGACAGCGTAGGCGGATGTGATTAAATAATATTCACTCATAAAAGTTTCAGGCCGCTTTCTCCAGTTCCGGCTTGAGGCCGCCTTGCATGTTCTCGGCCCACTCGTACTCCACGCCGCAACGGCAGTTGGGATGATGCGGCACGTCGGCAGTTTCGCTCCCGCTAAACTCCTCATTGATCCCGATCCAGCCGTCGCGCTCGTCCTGGTCGCAGGCGTCGCATACGCGATCGTCACCGACTGTCTCAGAGCGTTTCAGGCTGGCGCCGCACGCTGCCGCGCTTGAACGCGCCGAGGAGCCCGAAACAAAACTAATCGCGTTATGCGCCATCTGCTCGGCGCGCTGGCGACTGAAAAGCGACAAATCCTCGATCGCGGTATCGATGGGTAAACTGACAATCGTTTCCTGCTGTTGCTGCTGGAGCAGCTCGGATTGTTGCTCGGTCTGTTCAATAACGTCGCCCAGCTGCTTGATATCACTTTGTCCCAGCGCCCATCCGTCGACGGTCGGCACGGCGACATCGTGCGCCACGTCGTAATGAACTCCGAGCAATCGTGCAGCCTCGTTCTTGGCCAGCAAGTCGTTATGTTTTTCGAGGTTAGCAACGAATTCGTCGGTGAAATTGATTTTAGTTGCGTCAAGAACTTCAAGCGTACTTTCGACAGTGGCCGCGGAAAGAATCTCGGCCGCTTGCGCGAAATAGGCGTCCCACCCGGAATCGAGGATTGTCTCGGCGTAATCGAGCAGACCATCGGTACCGTAATCGGCGATGTAAGCGAGGAGCAGCTTGCGCTTTTCGGAAAGCGCAGAGAACAGGAGCGCGGCGAGCGCGGCTTTGAGCGCGGCGTGCGGATCTTTGTACTCTTTGCGGATGCGGGTCATTTTTTCCCTTGCTCTCGCTCGTCCTGCAAACGCGAAACCGCTGCCCTTGCTTTGAGTTTCACGTTTAACCGATCGATCTCCATGTGCAGTTTTGTTATTTCTGCGGCTACATGTGAGGTGTGCTCTTTTACTTGCCACGACATCTCACTGAGTAGATCAGCAACAGAATCGCCGTGCCCCGTTGCGAAACCGTGCTCAATCATCCAGCAAGCAAGAAGCTCCTTTTCACTGCTGACATCGGGAATCGAACCCGCAGAACCAGCTTGGGCAAAGCCCGATTCTCCAACCGTTGGTGCCAGCGTGTCGTTCATTCCCCGCTCCTTTGCCGGTATTTCCTGGCTTGATTGTTCTCGATCGCTTTCATGCGTTTGAGCAGTCGCGCGGTATCCGGTTTCTCGATTCCCGGCGCACGCGGACCGTCAAACGGCCCGTCACTTTTCGGCGTCCAAGGCGCTTGTTCCGGCGCCCGTTCGCGTTGTTGTTGTTCGAAGAGCGCCAGCCAGAGCGTGTTTAATGAAGAGAACTCAGTAACTCCTGTCCGGAGACTTCCCACCGGCAATATGCCGCTCTGACTGGACAACCGGTTCATGTTAGAAATTGCGCAGCCCTCCACCGCCAAATAGCCAGTACAACACCAGAATCAGCACGATGATCCCGATCAGGCCGTAGCCACCGTTGCCGTAGGTGCCGTAACCCCATCGCTGGTAGCCGAACCCGCCGCCGAAAACGAGGAGGAGAATTAAAATCAAAATTAGCATTCAGGTTCCTTTCACTACCGACTCAACCCACGCTTTCCCCGCATTGCCGCCGTGCAACGCCCACGCGATTCCTTGCGGGCTTTCCACCGGCGCTTTGGCATCGTTGGGATGACTATCAAAATAAATCTGCATCCGCCTGACGGTTGCCACGCTCATTGGTTTGCGCGCCCCGATGTCGCGCGCACGGGTCACCGCCGACAAGTTGCCGCCTCTGCCCGTCTTTTTGCGGAGGTCGAGCCCGCGTTTGACCGCCGTCGCCATTTGCATCGATGGGGTGCACGTTCCCGCATCGCTCGCCTTGGCCGTTGCCGGTACGCCCGGTTGTGGCGCGGTTGGGTTCGGAGGCGGTACTGCAACCGGCGGTAGCGGCGGCATTGGCGGCGGTTCGGGCACATCAAATGCCGGGTCAGCCACCGTCCCGGGCGGGCTGTAAAGATCCGCGTCGTCAGCCGGTTCGGGCACCGAATGGCGCTCATAGAGAAAATCCTTGGCGACCGGCAATTTCAATGTGCCAAACAGGATCTCGTCCCGTTGCACCATTGCCAGCTCGTCCATCGGCTCCTCAGTCGTCCCGTTAACGGTCGGTAACTCGCTGGTCTCGCCGTAATTGAGCGCGATGATTGCCGGGATCAGCTGGGTGTTGATTACCGATTTAACGAAATCAGCCACTCCATCTAACACTTTGCGTTCGGTGTCCGCGTGGACTTCGCCAAGTGCCCGGTTGCCGCCGGTACGGCCCGAGCCGCTGGTCAGCGTTTGCCCCAAGATCATGATATCGCACTGTTCATCGGCATCGCCGTAGAGCACGCGTTGGGGCAACATCGTGCCGTTGCCGGTCTTGGATTCCAGAAGATCGATCTCCGAACCTTCCGGGAACGCCCCCCAGCCGGCGTTACCCATCTGTTCAAGCATCGAACATAACGAATGAAAGGTGGCAGTGTCGCCCGGCGTGTATTTGGCAATCCGGGTAGGGCTCCCAAACATCTGGGCAAACACCATGAACCATTTGAGCCCGTACTTTTGCGCGAACCACCAGGGGGTCAGCGACCGCAACATCGCGGCCAGTGTCGGATGACTGTTATTGGATTTAAAAACCCCTATCAAAAACTTGTTAGCCGGAAACGGCGCCAGTTCAGATTGCAGAAATGCCAGATTACCCTTTGGGTTAAGCATCAGCTGGTCAGGCTGATCGAGCATCAAACCGTACCCATAAAACCGGGCCGGGATCTTTCTGGTGCATTGGGGAACAATCTCGCCGTCGCGGGTCGTCCAATAGATTTCAGAAATCGAAAAGCAGCACGGTACCGCGTCGACGATATCTTTAATCATCCCGCTGAAATCGACCTGATCAAGAGTAGGATCGCCGACCATGCCAAATAGCGCGCGTTCAACCAGCGCGGCTTTTTCCTGCGCGGAATCAGAGGGGCCGCTATCTTTTTCGCTAAACGCGTTAACCGACCACGAGAGGTTCGCAACATCGCGCTTCAAGGAAAAGATGTTCTTCTGGAGTCGCGGCCATTCATCGGCCATTTTCTGAAACAGCCGCTCTTGCCAGACAAGGTTGCCGATCAGCGCCTGACGCAGGATATCGGCTAACTGATTTGGCCGGAGCTCACCCCAGAGCTGGAAAAGCATCCGGTCATTGTTCATGACCTGGATAAGACCGGCGGTGGTCGCACTGGCGACCAGCTTGCCGTTAGGCTGCTGGGCGTGCCCGTTCGTCGGAGCAACGGGCGCTTCCGGCATCCGGGCTTTGACCAACGATTTCTGGCGCCTAGACAACCGCAGCCTCCTCCGTTTGATCGAACGTAATCAAATCTGCATCCCTGTTCAGCCAGCCTTGCAAAAACTGCTGGTAACGCGCCGCCCGGTCTGCAAGCCCCTGATATTGCCCGTCTGCAATCGAAACTATTTCCAGCGCCAATTTAAGCGGGTTTTGTACGCCGTTGGCTGCACCGAGCGTGATCGGGCCGATATCGCCGTCAGCGGTCACGCCAAGCGCGCCCTGAAGCATTCTGGCAGCGGTATCGTCGCCGCGATTGACGCCGAAATTAGCAACTGTCTCACCGACCGGTAACGGCAAGCTGTCAGCTTGCACCGCGTCCCAATCCATCCGGTAAGCCAGACAAACGTCCGATGGCGCCGGGTTATTGTATGGAAAATGCGGATGACTGGCCTGATCAACGCCGGCAAAGGTGAGACCGCCGCCGTCGCCGGAAACATCCTCGTTAACGATTGTCACACCATCCGGCCCGAACGCAGCTTCCCATTTGAGTTCGAACCCGAGCCAATCAGCGAACCGGCCGGGACCAGCGGCAGCGACTATGTCAGCGATGGTCATGACTTGTTCAAATTCGCAGTCATTTGGCTGACGCTGGGGAATATTCCCATGTTCGGCAGGGCATGGGTCATGGCATTGCACCCCACTGTTGAGCCATCGCAGCAGCAATGCCTGGATAAGTGCGACTTCTCTCTCTGGCGCGATGCTCCCCAGGCGACATCCTGTGAATCCTGGGTTCTCGCCCAGAGACAATATTGGTGGGCGCCAGCAGAGGAAGATTCTGGAGCCAGAGGCACGTAGCTTTGGTTTCCCCATGGCCGTACTGCCATGGCTGAATAATCTGGCTT